GGATTAACGGGGTGATCGTTCACGTTCCCGAGACGTACGAGACTACCATAACCGCCCCCGGTGGAACCAAGTTTTACGTGAACAACACGATAGATGACATGACATACGTCGTGAGACACGGGGAGGTGGTAACGTCATCCGATCCTAGGATAAAGCCCGGGGACATCGCTTACTTCCACCACAACATGGTTAAGCGTCGTAGCGTGGAATACGTGGACGGGAAGGTGGGTAGCAGTAACGAGCTATTCGATGACATGTTCATCATCCCGGTGGAATTCGTGTACCTCGTGAAGAGGGGGGAGGATCATCTAGCGATTGACCCGTGGTGCTACGTGTCCCCCGTCCCCAACGATAAGTTCAAGGAGGGTAGCTTCGAGATAGCGAACGCTGACAAGTACAAGAAACAGCACGGGATCATGGTATACTCTAACGATTCGTTACGAGAACAAGGGGTAAACGATGGTACACCCGTCGTGTTCAACCTTGACTCGGAGTACGAGTTCAAGATAGATGACCGGGTGCTGTACAGGATGAAAACACCTTGGATAATAGGAGAGTTACGAGATGAGTGAAGATAGATTCATACAATCGTGCAAGATCGCCGTGGGAGAACTGATGAAGGTTATCACGGCGGATATTGACACGGCAGTTATGGAGAAGGAAACCACCGTCAAGAACGCCATTAAATTAAAGAAGAAAGCGATAACTAGCTGCAAGAACATGCTTGGTTCCATCTTGAATCATGACAGGAAACAGGAGAAGTGGGTTCGAGCGACGCTAGACAAGATAGTAGAATCCAGCCAAGGGGTGGTGGAATCCCTCTACTCCGGGTTGGAAGATGTCGTGATGAGTAATGACGTTATCGGTAACGATGCCGATAGCATATCTACCATGATAGACACCAAGCTAGTAGCCTTCAACGATGTGATGGAGATAGAGGACATCGTTCATGACGTGAAGAGCAAGCTGGAAGAAGAAGACATCATGCTTGAAGAGAGCGATTACAAGGGAGGGTACGCCGAGAAATACGCTGACAAGTTCGCCAAGATGAAGGACAGGTCAGGGTATCGTGCCGACATTGATGCCGTGGTGATAGACCCGGAAGGCACGGTGGGGGAGATCATCGAGATAAACGATATAAGGATAGCCCTCCCCAAGAAACCTCTCAAGGCGGATATTGACTGGGGGAAGAGGTTCAGGCAAGACCAGTTCTGGCGCAGGCAAGCACCTCCCAAGGAGCTGACTTCCCGCACGGCCAAGAAACACGAGGATTACATAGATTCCGAGTACATGAAGAAACGGAACGGGTACTGGTTCATGAATAACGGTGAGGCCACGTACATAACCGGCGCCCACTGGTTCATGATGACCCATTGCTACACGGGAGCGGACGGGGGGTATTACTACTACTCCGCCGCCCAGAGAAAGTTGTTCCTGTTTCTTGAAGCGATGTACAGGGATAACCGGTGTCTCGGTATCATTTTAGAAAAGATTCGTCGTTTCGGGGCAACTGACTGTATCATGGCGTTCATACTTTGCAAGACGATAGAGCAAAGAAACAAGCTGACCGGGATGACTTCCAAGACGGATACCGACGCCAAGTCCAACTTCGTGAGGCTCACTACCATGTTCTCGCGCCTCCCGTTCTACTTCAAGCCCATGTGCATGGACGAGAAATCCAAGTCTGAACTGGAATTCGCCCAGCCGGGTAACAAGCTCAAGAAGGCGGGACAGGAGAAGGAAATAGTGGACGTGGCGTTGAATACACGCATAAACTTCCGCCCCACCAACGAGTCAAGTTACGACGGTGAGGCTTTGCTTTTCTACTTCGGTGACGAGTTCAGCAAGTGGAAGAAACAGAACGGTAACACGTTAACTCACTTCACGATGGTAAGGAAATGCCTAACTAAAGGTCGTCGTATTACCGGGAAGGCTATCCTTATTTCCACGGTGGAGTTCATGACCGGGAAGGACGTCAACGATCCCGAGGCCTTGGCTGGAGACAGGTACAAGTACTTGTACTACAACTCCGATCCAAGAAAACGTGACGGTAACGGGCAGACTGTTACCAACCTGTACAAGATATTCATAAGCTGTTTCGAGCATTACGAGGGGTTCATTGACAAGTACGGGAACATGATAGTCGAGGACCCTAAATCACCGGTGAGGACGATGGACGGGGAGAACATGTCGATAGGCGTCAAGACGTACTTGAACAACGTGGACGAGGCTTTAAAGAATAACCCGAAGCAATTGCTAGAAGAACACAGGAAGAACCCCCGCACCGAGGAGGACGGGTTCAAGCTAGCCCTTAACATGTGCATGTTCAATCAAGCCAACATACTGGCCCAGATAAAGCACAACGATAACATGGATGGGACTCATCTTCGGAGGGGGAACTTCGAGTGGTACCAAGGGGTAGCGGATAGTGGACACGTCATCTTCATCGACAAGCCGGATGGGCGGTTTCTAGTTAGCTGGATACCCGAGGAAGGACTCAAGAATAACGTGAAATTCGAGAACGGGTTGTGGTTGCCGCTTAACAGGCATATAGGTAACTTCGGCATAGACCCGTACCGTGTTAACAAGACCGTGGACGGGAAGGGATCAAAGGGAGCGATACACGGGTTCTCCGGCGTGAACTCTTCCGGTGCGCCCAACTTCAACTTCTTCCTAGAATACATAAACAGGCCGGATTCCAAGGAGATATTCTTCGAGGACGCCATCAAGGCGATGGTGTTCTACGGGATGCCAGCCCTCATAGAGAACAACGTCAACAACCTCATAGACGAGATGTATCGCAGGGGTTACAGGAAGTTCTCCATGACAAGAACGGACAAGGAACGGGACAAGCTGTCTGAAGACGAGAGGGTGAGGGGTGGTATGCCTTCCACGTCCGAGAACGTGTCGCAGATGATAAACGCCGCCATCGAGTCGTTCGTGGAGAACAACGTTGGTAGCTCCGAGATGTATTTTAACGCCACGCTAGAAGACTGGCTGGCTTTCGATGACAAGAACAGGACGAAACGTGACGCCTCCATATCGTCAGCTTACGCTCTCATAGGATGCACTCGCAAGAAGAGACGCAAGGTGGAAGCGATAGAACCGGTGCCAACGAGACCCATGTTCAGGATATACGAGAATGTTGGAACTTATGGAAAGTTAAAAAATGGATAAACAAAGAAGAAACGTCACGATCCCGAACAGGGAGGCTTCCAACGAGGAGAAGGAAAGCAAGGATTACGGGTTAGAATACGCCCGGTACATAGAGTTCGAGTGGATCACGGGCAACGATTACGCCAGCAGGAAGAAGAAGTTCGAGGAACTGGAATCGCTTCGAGATAACGAGGTGGATATTGACCGGTTCAAGAACATGCTTAACATCCCGAAAGATCAGGCTTACCTGTCTCTCAACTGGGAGTTCACGTCCGTGGTTCCAAAGTTCGTTAACGTGGTGAAGGACAGTTTCCCCGCCGACATGTTCAAGATAAAGACAAAGGGCGTGGACATCATGTCAAGGGAAGAGCGGAACATGTATCGAAAGAGACTTGAAACCGAGATGCTAACCAAGGATTTCACCCAAGAGATGACGATGGCCACCGGTATCAACTTCGTGCCGGATTACGTGCCGGATTCCAAGGAAGAGCTGGACCTTCACATGCAACTGGAATACAGGCAGAAAAAAGAGATAGCCTCGGAAATCATCATTAACAGGGCGTTTGACTTGAATTATTTCAGGGAGGTTCAAAACAGGATCGCCGAGGACTTGGTAACGATAGGAGAGGCCGCCGTGCGGGTGGAGGCAGACCCGAACTACGGTGTCATCATGAGAAGGGTGGACTGCAAGAACCTTCTTCACTCGTACGACCCCCTCTACACCCGTGACAAGAAGGGATGTTACTACTTCGCCGAGATGATGGAGATGACAGCCGGCGAGATCGTGAGAAAGAGTCGTGGAGAGGTATCGTACGGTCAACTGGCTAGGGGGGTGGAAGATAGAAGGTTCAAGCCTGACGAGGTGGCTAACGAGGACGACTTGTTCACCGTGATGTACTTCACGTTCAAGACCACGATGGACGAGGTGTTCAAGCGCAAGCGCAACAACCTTATACCCAAGGACAGGGATTACGTCCTGCCGAAAGAATCATCTTCTAGGATGATAAAAGGGAAATACGACGTGTGGTTCGAGGGGTACTACGTGCTTGGCATGAACCTCGTGTTCAATTACCACATGATGCGAGACATGATCAGGCCGGTGAATAACGCTAACACGGTAATGCCACCGTACATCATGTACGAGCTAACGGTTCCCTCTATCGTGGAGAACTTGAAGTCTTACGCCGAGGATATACACCTTATAGTATTGAAACTTAGACACTTGATTTCCAAGATGAAACCTGACATGTTCGAGATCAACGTGGACGCATTGATGAACATAGACATCGGTACCGGTGCCAAGCTCACCCCCTCCGACGTTCTTGACATGATGTACCAGACGGGAGCCTTGTTGTACAAGGGTACGGCTTACGACGATGATCAGGTATTACAGGGAAACATCTTGCGTAACATCCCCACTTCTGACGGGCAGAAGCTCATGCAGCTTATAAACGCTTACAACCAGAACATGAACATGTGCTACGAGGTTACCGGCGTTAACAGGGTGCGTGACGGTTCGGCTCCCCTTAACGGGGCGCTGGTAGGCACGCAGCAGATGGCGCTTAACATGAGCAACACCGCCACCAAGCATATTTTCGAGGGGTTGATGAGCATGAAGAAGGGGATAGGAGAGGTCACGCTTAACAGGGCGCAACAGATGTCAATGTACAAGGAGTCGTTCTCGGATGACGTGATGTCTTACCTGATGGAGGATGATGTCATAGACGACTACAAGACGTTGTACAAGTATAACCTAGACGTGATCGTTGACGTGGCTCCTGACGCGGAGGAGAAAGCCAAGCTAGATCAAGTGATACTCGCCGCCGTTCAAGCCGGGCAGATCACCCTGTCCGACAGGATGGACATCTTGTCTATTGACAACTTGAAGATGGCGTCAAGGTACTTGAAGGTCGTCATGAAGAAACGGGAGGACGAGGCGTACAGGAAACAGAAGGAGATGGAGGCGATGAAGACCCAGATGCAAGCTCAGGCTCAAGTGTCCGTGGAACAACAGAAACAGCAGTCCCTGATGATGGAGATTCAAGCCAAGGGTCAGGAATTGCAATTCAAGACGCAATCCGAAATCCAGATAAACGAGAAGAAGGTGGAGGGAGAGATCATTCTGGAACGTGTCAAGCACCAGTTGAGGATGCGGGAACTAGGGTTGCAAGCACGGGTAACCGCCGAATCCAACCAGTACAAGGAGCGGGCAAAGGACGCGAGAACGTACAAGCAAGCGCAGCAACAGAGCGCCATGATAAACCAGAGACAGAGGGGAGGGGCAACCATACCTTTCGAGAGCATGAACGCCATGCAGGACGTTCAAGCCGCCCCACCCGTCGAGATTCCACCGATGGAAGAAGTTAACCAAACTCAAAACTACACGAATGGCACCACCGAAGAAGGACAGGTCGGAACTATCTAGGTCCGCCAAGTATTACCGGGATCACCCG